CCTGCGGAACCTGCATAGCCTGCACCAGCTGCGGTGCTTGGATTACTAACATGTTGGGCACCACCTCCGCCATTTCCATTACCTGCGGCATCTTTTACACATGAACTATATGGGGAAGTTCCAGAATATCCCATACCGAAATTACCAGTTGTGCCGTATCCAAACCCATTCGTTGTCGATCCTGGTATGTTAATATCACCTCCTGAAGCTGCACCACCTGCTGTTCCAAATCCATTTACAGCAGCTGCTGCAGCGTATGCTAATCCTCCTGAACCTCCTGAAGCGGTCATACCTAAAAAAGTAGTATTTCCACCATTTCCGCCATTATTTTGACCTGCTGCACCCGCTGTACCTGCTGATCCGATTGTTACAGAAACGTTAGGCAAAAGAGCAGCTCTGTTGTAAACCTTTTTCGTGTAGCCCCCTCCACCTCCAGCCTCAGCAACAGCAACTTGACCTCCTCCAGTTGCAGGAATTCCAGCAGAACCGCCCCCGCCACCTACGCATTCTACAATGGCAAAAAGAAGATTTGATGGGGGTGTATATGTGCTTGTACTTGTGATTGCAACAAAATTAACAGAAGTAAAAGCTCCTGTCGTTGATCCTGTTCCCCCTTTAGAAATTTCTATTGGAATATTGCTATCAATAGCGTTTTTTGTTGTCATATAACTCCTAAACTACCGTAAAGTTTCCTACAATCGATACTATTGAAAAACCTGTGTTTGCTGTATGACAAACAATCTCTACACAATCCCCTTGTGCAGTTGTTGCAATAGACCCACCTGCTCCCGTGGTTGACGCTGAAGACCCAATTTGAATAGCTTGGCCTGCACCCTGAGTAATTGTAACCTGATTTACGCCTGAACTTATTCTATATACTCGATAAGTATCACCCACTGCCGCAGTTGCGGGCAATGCCAGAGAGATAGCTCCACCAGTCGCATCTACAAAGTACCCATTTCCATTTGCCAAGGTTTGGTTTGCACTGATATTTGACCAGCTTAAACCCGCTGTAGAGCTAATTGTGATTGAGTTCTGACCATTTGTGATACTAACTCCTGCCCCTGCGGTCAAAGTGGCTACTGCAAGGTTTGGAGCAGCTACACCGCCGATAATCAATTGTCCGTTAGCGTTAAAATCTCCCGTAGAGGAAAGTCCAGGCCCAATATTAATATTTTCACAGTTAAGTACTGCGTTTACAAAACCAGCCATATTAAGTTACCTTCCTAAAAAATCCGTTTGTTTTCCAGTTTATAGTAGTACCCCCTAACCCAGTCACTTGCACTAAGGCATTATTACCAGAAGCTACAATTGTTGCAGAAATTGCAAAAGCACCGTCAATCACGTTTAGAGAGTTATTTACTCCGATAAGGGTTCCAGCGGCTCCAGTAGTCCTTACAGCTCCAAAAAGGTTCAACGAAGCCCCTTTCGGGCCTGAAGCATTGAAACAAAACACATCTACGTCAATTGATACTGTCCCTGCTACTGCTCCTAAGGCAACTGTTGCAATAGTTGTAGGAGTAGCGTCTGTTGTAGTTACGGTAGCCTCAAATTGTTGAGGGTTGGATATCGTCAAGGTCCCTGCTGTACCTGCGACCGTTAGGTCTCCAGAACCAAGAATATTAATATTCCCAGCTACAGGAGTAATAACTCCGCCAGTGTTACCTGTGAGGGTCTGTACATCTACAGCACCACCGCCTACAGCCACCCAAACTGCGGCGCCTGCTGCCACTTGGCCTAAAATATAACAAGCTCCTGAGGATTTATTTACCCAGTTTTGTCCTAAAGAATAGCCTGTATCTTGAGCCGTTGGGGCTCTATTTGCTACTACGGGAGGTAGTAGATTACTTTGGGTTGGTTGTGGAAACCCATATAAGTTTATTTTTGGAGGTCTTGTACCCATTATGCACCTATAAATTCAATATATAAATCCCCAGCCGTTGGAAGAGCCGAAACTGCCTTAACATAAATAACTGTGTCTCCCGACAAAACTAAACCGCTAGCTTTTAGGTCTAAAACTTTAGCTTGTTGAAAGGCTGTGCCGAGTTGGAAAATATTATCGTTGACTCCATCAAAACTGACCCATACAGGCTGATTGAGTGTAGATGTTATAATTACTATACAAGCATTATGACCTAAAGCAGGCCCTATAGCTGTATAATTTGCTGTTACTGACCCAAAAGCGATAGATTTTGAAGGAAAAAATTGGGCTCTTGAATTGAAATATGTAAGCCCTGAAACTGCTGAAGACATAACACTCCTAGGTTATTTGTGTCCAAGTAGCCAGACCGCCTGCTACATTTATAAGAATATATGCATTTGATCCTTTGTAGACCCAAATTCGCCCTATAGGGTGTCCTGTATCTGTTGCCGTGGGTGCTCTTTTAGCAATAACTGGAGCTGGAAAAGTGCTTTGGACTGGCTGAGGCAAGCCGTACTGGCTAGCAGCCTGTGGTTGTAGTTTCATAATAAACCTTACGCCTAAATTTTATTCGAACGTAACAGGTGCTAACCATAAAGTCAAATTTTTAATCTTCTGGTAAATCTTCGTTTTCCATATCACGGATCAAAGGGGCTAAAGCGTTTTTGTAGCCTACAAAATTTCCTTTTTTGAGTTCATTAATACCAGCTCGAAAAGCTTTTATTCTGCTTGGTTTAGTGAGTATGTACCCAAGTCCATATCTAGCTAAATCTCCACCAGCAACACTTAAGCCGATAGGTGTAGATACAAATTTAGAAAATAAACCTAGGGCTAAACCACCCAGTAATTTTGTGCCTTTTAAAAAACTTTCACTATTTTTTATTTTTTTTATAGATTTTTGAGCATCCATAACGTCTAAAGCTAGCTGTTGAATCTCTTTAGTCATCTCTTTACCAACTATTTTTATTAATTTATCGGTATTTGTATTTTTTGCTAATTTAACCCAATCATTAGGCTTAAATTCTGTACCAACTATAGTTTGTAAATTTTTTTCTAAATCTAAAATTCTTTGGTAATTTTCATAACTTTTATTAGAGGTTTTGAATAGTTTGACAAATTTATTATTAGGCCCTAGCTGACTCTCGTAAATATTAGTAATTTGATTCTTGCTTTCATTAATAAAATCTGCAAATTCTTTTTGTTTTCCCTTCAAAGATTTTGTTAAAAGAATATCGCCCAATTCGCTATTTAAATTTCTATAAGACTTTTCTAATATTTCTAACGACATTGTTGGTTTATATTTAACTTCCATATCGGGAGTATATGTACCTAATTTTTTAGCTATTGTAATTTCTTTTTTTTCTAAAGGTGTTAATTTACGCCTTTGTTTGTTGAGAAAACCTTTAATTTGTTCTAATGCTTTTTTTTCCCCCTCAACAAGATTTGGAATTTTTTGGAGTTCACGCTGTTTTTTCACTAAGAAATTAATAAAAGAATCTACTTTTATTGGTTCTTTGTGTAATTTTGCTATATCTTGAACTTCACTAAATAGATTTTTATGATATTCTTTAAAATCAAAACCTTCTATAAATTTATCATAATCTGGTAGCTTTGATTTTATTTTTTCTAAAATATCTGAAGCTTTTTCACTTATTAGATCTAATGTGCTTGTTTTTCTTTCAGGTGAAATTACGCCTGCTCTTTTTAACAATTTACCTTCTAATTCAGCTGCTAAAGGTTTTTCTAACCCTGAGGCATATTTTGATACATTACCAATATTACTTTTTACAGCTCTAATAGCACTTGGAATTTTGGCTAAACTTTTAGCTGCCCCTCCAGCGAAAGGAGTTGCAATTTCAGCTGCTGTTTGTAATCCCTCACCTGCTCCTAATTCCTCAGCTAATTGTCCCACTCCTGCTTGTGCTAAAGATAAAAGAGGACTGCTAACAGCAAACGGCCCATAAGAACCGAGTCGTTGTGCTGTCCGACCCAAAACAGTTTCAGGCTCTTGTACACCTAAAGAAGCTAGTTTTTCTGTAAGTGCTTCACTACCGTAAGATTTTCCTAATTTTTCTAAATCTAGTTCCTCAGGTCTGCGTCTCATAGCTTTTGCCAATCGACTTTGTTCAGCCAGTGTTCCTAGTTGAGAAAATAAATCAACTACTGAACCCCCAAATTGACCTAATCCTCTTACTAAACCTTTTGCAACATCTGCTCCTGGGCCTATAGCCGACAGAATTGCTTCTGCCCCTTTTTGTGTAGAAGTTTTAGGTGGTTTATAAACCTCGTCCACTAGTGTATATTTACCTAAAGAATCCTGCTCCTCAAGATTTTCTGTATCTACAAGTGTAAAACCCATATCAAATCCTATTTTGTTTCTTGTTTAGTCCACTTTTTACCATCAGAGCGATATCTGACCCCTTTATCATCTTCTAGAACCTTTCCTGCAAATTCTTTGGGATTAGGTAATTTTTCAAAATAAGTTTGTTGCGGTTTTGACGTTTTTTGTTCTTCTATTTTTTGTGGCTTAGAAGTTTGAGACATAGAAGGTTCTTGTTCTATTTGCTCCGCCCCTGGAAAATCTCTAGGTAATTTACCCTGTAGAAGATCTTGATATGTTTGTTTAGCTGCTTTCAATCTCGCTTCAGCTTTAGCTGGTTTCATATCTGCTGATATACTAAAACTATCTCTTACATATTGTGCTTGTTGCCTATCCAATCCCCTACCTGTGGCTTTTCTGAATAGATCTTCGAAAATAAGAACTACACCCTTACCAGCAGTGTCAAATTCTTCTTTTTTTATGTCTCCTCTTAAAATTGTGCTAGGCCTTTTAAATAAAGTCCCAAAACTATATCCAGGTTCAGTGACCTCTATATTTTTTTCTAATGTATCCAAATAGTTAGTCATGACATTTTCTACATCTTTCGCCGCAGTATCAACTTTCATAGATGTTGTTTTTTGAGGAGCTTCTCCAAAACCTAACATTTGAGGTAAACCAGTATATCGAGATCCATAAATAAATTGATTAAACTGCTCTGGATTTAAACTTTGAAAAGTTTCAGCAAATTGACTAGGATTTTCCAATGCTAATTGAGTTGCTAAATTTTCATAAAAACTTCTGTTTTTTTTCTTTTGTTGAAAATCTTTTAATTGTTCACCTAAAGTTGAGCCAACTCCTCGACCAATTAAGGTTCCAAATCCTTCTTCTCTTGGAAGCACAGTTATAGGCATAAATTTTCCTTAATTTTTTTTTGTTTTTGTCTGAAGTTAACCACCTGTTTTAGCCCTAATTAATGCAGCCAAAACTTCTTTTAATAGCCCTGGATCTCCTGGCCTATAAACATTTTCAATACTTGGTCTTAATCCTAAGTTAGCTAAACCAAATTGCATTTGACCTGGTGCTTGTGCGTATCCCAGTGCTTGGCCTAATGCCTGTTGCTGTAATCCACCCCTCAAAGCTGCCAAATTCTCCTGCAATCCCGCAGCTGCACCACCTAGAGCCTGCTGAAAGCCTGAAGAAGATAAACCCCCTAGACCTGCAAATCTTTCGGCTAAATCTGAGGTTTGCTGTTGAAATTGTCTCATGTAGGGAGCTTGAAATTGGGAAATGTCCCCACCCAAAAGGCTTTGAAGGTAAGACTGTCCAGCTTGATATGTAGGTTGGTTTTGAATGGCAAAAGTACTAGGGTCTACTTGGCCCAAGAGGTTCTTTAAAAAAGCTTGTTGTTGTGGATCTAAAGTAGAAACTGATTCTATATTTCCTGGGGTACCAAATGCAAATTCTCTTAGAGGTTTAAATAGACCAGCCAAACCCCCTAATACTCCTCCCATAATATTTTGAGAAGAACCACCCATTGGAGTTCCCCCCATATAACTAGGTAGTCTGTTGGGATTACTCAAAGTTGTCATAGTCATAGCTTTATACTCTTTTTTGCTCAGTATAGGACTAAAACAAAATCTTTACATAGGGATTTTTTTTAAGGTTTAGGTCTTCAAATATTCAAAAATTATGACCCCTGAATTTATCTGTAAAGCAGTAGCTCCATTGATAACATTAACATTTGTAGCGTCTACTGTTACCCCCACTTGATTGGTAACATTGACCGTATCAACATACGGTAAAGGCAGAAAAATACCTCCAGCTGTGTTCTTTACACCCCCATATATGGCTGTAACAAAATTTATATTTTGTAGCCCATGAGCAAAAGTTTGAGTCACTCCAGGATTGATATTTGCATTTATATAAAATATCTTTCGAAATCCTCCGTTTGACAGCTGGGCATCGTTTTGGTTGGTAAAAAATTGACCATTTAAGGTTTCTACAGTGCTAAAACCTCCAACCTGCCTCTGATTTATAGAGGTAGCCAAGCTGACATACATATCCGTTAAAACCACCATTAGCTGGCTAAGGTCTTCAGGAAAATATTGGTAGATAGGTAGAAAATCGCTTTGGGTGTTAGGAGGGCCGTAACTCAAGGGACTACCTTAGCATCAATTTTAGAATCTACTTTCACATCAGGAGAGGCATCTTGTGTTGAATCTATAAGATCTTCTGCTTTTCCTTGGGAGTGGACTATATTAATATTTATGGTTGTGCAGGAAAATGTTGTAAGAAAAAAAACCAAACTAAGAACTTTCTTCATTGTGTTAACCTCGCATTTTTATCTATATACAAGACCAGGGCATGGAGAACTATATTTGAGGCTTGGATAGTCCCAGAATTATTACCATAATTAACCATCTGCTCAGGAGTCAAAGTTAGAGTAATCTGGAAATTTTGGCATATAGCTTGAATAAATTGCCTGATCCATATTTTATTCTGATTCTGCTGGCCAGGTACAATATTAGGTGGGCCATCTCTTGTTTCTATAATTGCAGTACCAAGGTTTGAGCTATTTGAGGGATCAATCGTATTTACAGGAAATACTGACTGCTCATTGATAAAAAAGGAACCTAAAAGCTCTCCGTTGCCTGTTCTGTCAAATAGGTAATCAACATATCCCACTCTACACTGGTTAGCCTCTTGATAATAAGGGGCAAAAACTTTAGTGGTTATATTGATGTTGTTCAGAGGCTGTATTGTTCCGCCACCCAAATAAGTAGGTAATGGATCAACATCAAAAAACTCAAACAACCCACTCAAAGGATTGTAAAATTTTAGATCAAAAATATTGGCACTTACTACCACAACTTGATAATATTTATCATTGAGTACTGTAGGCCCTATACAATTATCAATTATTATATAGGCTAAATTACCCACAGGCCCAAAATTATGTTCAAAGGTAGTTATTCTAACTCTAGGGATACCTCCCACAAATGTTCTTACAGCTGAAATGATAGCATAGAAAGGGGCATTGTCCGCCTCTGACTGTACACCTAGAATAAATCCCTGATTGTTTCCTGCTGCTACATTGGGAAATAGAGCTTGCAGTTGGCCAGATCCCCAAGGATCGTTCCATTCTGCCCAGCTAGCATAAGGTAGACCTGCCCAAGTAGTTCCATTGTCATACTGTAGATAGCCAAAACAGGTAAAGAAGTCATTCCAAATTGCCCAAGTCTCATTGACGTAGTTATACACGAGTATTTTATTTGGAAATTTAGGGTTGTCAGCGGAATTTGGAAAAGTCCAATAAACCAGCTGATTGTTATAATCCCTGATGCCATAGACTCTTTGCGGTCCTCTATTTAAATTGTTAATATTGAAGACAAGCTGAGGTATTTTCTGGTCTATTCTTGAAACGTTCACCGAATCATCAGTAGTTATTCCGTAGTTCCCAACGGTAAAAACCCCACGATCAAAAGGGACTACGCTAAAACTACTTTCAGCCCCTAGTTCTGTGTTTATTTTTCTTGGCAAAAAGGGATATACCCTATCTCCTGTATAAGTCAGGTTCCAAGAAGATCTTTCGCATTTTATAATCAGGGAGTCTTTTATAAACTCAGCCGTTACAATTTGCTCTGCTGTAGGTAAATCTACGAATCCACCATAACCTGGTGTATCACTCCACCAAGAATCGGCTAAGGTGGGGTTTCCAATTTGCGACCATCTAACTCTTTGAGGATACCTAATTCCATCTTCTTGTGTATTCATGACAACAAGACGGCCTTTATAAGGCAGAATAATTAAAGCTAGTTGAAGAGGTACCCCTGGTGGACCTATAGGAGGTGTTGTTCCACTAAATGTATTTAATGTAGGTGTTACCCAGCCCAAAGCTGTTGTATAATATCTTATAGGATCAAAATTGTTTGTAGCCCAGAATAAAGCGTCTCCACCTCCAAGCCTAAAAAAACTGCAAGTCCAAAAGAATTGGTAGTCGTCACCTGTAAAAGTAACTCCAGCTATAACCCCAGAGTTTAAAAATATGCCAGTAAGATTATTGAAAGCATAAGCATACTTAGTATCAAAACATATAGTAAGTTCTTCATTGACTGATCCGCCAGTTTCCCATGTTCTAATACCCATGACAGGCAAAGAAGGAAAATATTGAGTTACTATCCTTACTGCTAAACCACCAGGAGGAGCAACTGTAAAATTAAGGGTTATCGCCCCTGAAATATAGGATATTGTAGAAGTAGTTAAGTTTGCAGTGTAAGGACCTGATACATAGGTCCAGCCTCCTAGCCCATTATCATCAAAGATTGTGGGATTTGCTCCACCAAAATCTATAGTGATTCTTGTTTGGGTAGGTTTTAATTCTGCTCTAGGCTCTGTAGCTCGTACGCTAGATAGAATATCTGCTACCACATAGGGACTAGCTGTAACTGGAATATTTGCTGG